TAAGATTGTTCAAGATATATTTGATCAGGCAGCAGAGGGTAAAAGCCTTTTGCAAAAAACTTCCAAGGAATTTAATAGGGTTGATATGTGGGACCCAATGCGGTTGGAAGGTAAAGAGGTCCTAGGAAATAAAGAATACAAGGAGATGCTTGAAGCAGTCCTTGGCAAAAACACTGTTAGGGACATATTTGATTTAAATGAAGCACTAAAAGCCTATATGAGAGCAAATGTTGCCGCTTCATCTGTTGTGAAAGGTGGGATCAGAGCTAAAAGGGATCAAAGTAAACCATCCACAGTTGTAGAAGTTATACAAGTACCTATTGATGCTATAGGCAACCGACTTATGAGTCTAGTTGCCTCAAGTGGAGCAACAGGACGCTTACTTGCTGATAGTAAAAATATAGACGAAATGATAGGAAATATGATCCCTGCTATTATGGCAACTGACAACGGGATGGATCTACTGTTCAATGAAGCATCTGAGTTTCCTCCCCTAGAGGCTTACCTAGTGGATTACTTCTCAGAAATAAAAGAAAAAGGACGCACCAGATAAAATCCGATACATCCTTTCACCTTTTCGACGAGGTTGGAAAGTTAGAGAAAGAAGCCCCGCCTAACCCAAGAAGACGGGACTTCAATCTAGCATTTCAAGGGATCATATAGGTAAATAGAACAGAAAACCCGCTGGTGATTACTCCGCCAGCTTACCTTGAAAATTCTTTAGTTGGTCCTTGAGCGTACGCTTTTCCTCCTGGAGTTCTTTGCGTTGCTCGACCATACGATCAATACGATACGAAAGGATTCTTGATTCCGCACGGATCATTTCGATCTGTGTCTGGATACGTTCTATGTTATCTTCATTCATCTTGAGGGAATGTTGATAGATGTATCAGATAAGTCAATCTTTATAGCATCCTTATTGTATAAATATCCGGTACTTTTTGTTATTATACCTCTGCTGTTGAAGTCAGTACTGTCCGGCATATCTCGATCCTCGAAACCGAAGTCATAGTCATCACGAACCATCCTTGAGATATTCCAGATATATATAAGAGGAGGGAAGGAGTTAACGTAAAGGAAGTCCTTCTTCACTCCTTCTGCTATATTTATATTGGTGTCCAATTTCATCTGCTCTATGATCCAGGGATCGTAAGCCTTCCTGCGTACCTTTACTTCAACGAGGTAGTCATCGCTTTCGTAGTCAAAAGGATTCATCTCATCCGGGTGTTCCCGAAGAGTTAACATCCTTGGAAATGCTGATTGCACAGCTTGTATTACTTCCTTGGTTCTCATAAAGTTATTTTAGTCGATGACAGTTAGCACACAGGAGTTCGCACTTCTCTAGCTCGCTACGGAGTTTCTTCGCGGAATACCCACGAAGGTTAGAGATGTCGCGAGTCTTCTTACTGGGATCAATATGATGGCAATCCATCTGTAAAGGATGTCCCCAGAACCCGCACCTGTTACATCTCCAGCCCTCAAAGTGTTCCTCGATGATGTCCCAGTAGTCGTTCCTAGTTTTATCCATCTCGCACTTCTTGCAGCGAGGCTTGTATCTAACCTTACCATTACGCCGACCATTGGAAAAGAAGTCCAAGATAGGAAGTTCCTTCTCGCAGGATAGGCAAACCCTGTGGGTGACTATATTTGATTTAGGCAAAGCGTCCTGTGCAGTGATAGAATTTTAAGAAACCTCCGATGTCTCGCTCACCTTCTCGGTTCTTAGCTAGTTTATAGTAAAGCCCTGTGTAAGGTCCTCTATCGTCGCTACCCTTGGAGGCATCGACTTCATCCTTGTAAGGCCACATCATAAATACTACGTCAGCGTCATTCTCAATATCGCCGGAGTCCTTGAGGTCATAGATACTGAGTCCACCATCACGCTTGGCTCCCTCTCGGTTGACCTGTGCCAGCAGTATAATCGCTACATCTAAATCAATAGCTATCTGCTTAATCTTGTGAGAGATATTAGCGATACCTTCGCACTTAGAAATCTTGCCACTCCCGAATGGAATCAACTGAAGGTAGTCAATCACGATCATCCTTACGCCCTTTTTGCGAACCAAATAACGGCACTGGCTGGCTAGGTCATCTGCTCCGCTGACTTGGTGAGAAGTATATAGCTTTAAATCCCTTACATCCTTCGTAGCCTTGTGGTACATTACCTCGTGCGTAGGTGTAGCAGATCCATCCTCTATGGATTTGTGGTTAACTCCTGACAAGGATTGTATCATACGCTTCACAAGCTGCTTCTGCGGCATCTCAAGTGAGAAGTAAGCGACTGGCACTTCCTGCTTCTGCATAGCTGTGATAGCTAAGTACAAAGCGAACGCTGACTTACCACAGGAGGTAGGAGCCGCGAGTGTAAAGACTTCTCCTGGTGCTATACCACCTGACCCAAGAAAGCCGTCGAGTTCATCAATGCCTGTGCGGACTACCTTGGATACGAACTCCCCGGACTTAATCCTGCGGATGTCCTCAACAATCTCGTCAACGGACTGACCGATGGTTAGCTCCTTGGAATCCTTGGAATCAATCTCAGTGATAGCACCCTCTAGCTTAGAGCGAATATCCTTGAACTCGATGGACTCCGTTTCTGCGTCCTCTCTGGCGATCCTACAATGACGAATCAAAGACCGAAGGTTGGACTTCTCAGCAATTAACTTAGCGCAGTGAACGGCTTGTAGCTCCGTGGTAGCGCAGTCCATTAGAGCAAGTATACCAGGGACACCACCGACTACATCAAGACCATCGGTTCCCTTCAGGGCTTCCTGTAAACTGATTTCGTCAAGTGGCTTATCTTCAGAAGCTAGTTTAGATATAGCCTCGAAAACAATGCGCCCCTTTTGGGTATAAAAGTCATCCGCTGTAACGATAGCGGAGACTGAATCAAAAATGGAAGTATCGCCCGGAAGAAGGCAGGAAGCTATAACTTTGTCTTCAGCATCGGGGTTATGTGGATTCGGGTTCTGTTCTGTTTTCATTTTCAAGTATCTCTACAATCGAACGAAGGCATTGCCCAAGAGCTAGATGTTTTACCCGCGAAGAGGTCTGCATACTGTAACTGTCCACTTGGTCGTAGAGGTTAATGCTAACATCGATGGCTTCTTTAAGGACTTCTTTCATTTCGTTTGTAGTAAGGTTTTGCATAAATTGTAGAATACTTGACCCCCACCCGGATTGATGGGAGCCAAGTATTGTAACACTAAGGACTAGGAATCAAGCTCTCGCTCAAGCATCCCTATGGCTATCAACGAGTAACCGATTAGGTCACGGAAGATGTCCTTAGCTTGGTCGCCTTTGGTGTTAACCTTCAGCGATCCAGAAGAACAGAAAGCCTTGGCTCTCTGGAACTTATCCTGCATACGGATGCAGATACCCGTCAATGGCTCAACTTTGAACTCAACACTAGCATCGAAGTTTGCGAAGGGGTTGTCGCATTGTTCGCCACCTGTGTAATCAGAGTTCTTGTCAGCGGTGAGAGCAAGGATGGACTCGATTTCCTCGCGTCTAAACTGCTCCCACCATTCTTTGTTGAAGTCCATTCTTAGAACGGGATTTCGTCAGCAACGGGTGCTGCTGGTTTCTTAGGGGCGGGAGGAGTGGACTGACCATCTACTGGGTTAAAGGCAAGGGACAGAAAGTTAGTGCCACTCTTGGCTACCTTCTTCCATCCTTTGATGTAGTAATCCTTACCTTCGATGTTAACCTTCCCGTTGTAGTCAGGATGGTTAGGCTTTTCTTTACGGTCATTAACGAAGAATGTACCGGAGTTTGTGTTATCGTATTCTGGCATAGTATTATTGCTAGTTATTGGTTATCGTTGAGTTAGAATCCTATTTGCTTGGCATCGTGCTGACGTTGAGCTTCCTCCATAGCGACTTCGCTTGGCTTCGGCGTACGCTTTCCGTGCGTGTTAGTCGCATCGGGATCTTTGGTGTCATCAATAGCGAAGAGGCCGTTAAGTGCGTATTTACGTGCGTAAGATGAAGCGGAGCCAGTAATCTGGGCTTCGTCCATTCCCTTCTTGCTTTCGGCTTCACGAGCGAATCCGGTAGCAACCATAGATGAGTCACTATCATTGTCAT